CGTCTGGTAAGCACACTTGAACTCTTGCCTCTTGTGCCACTGGCGATTTCATAAACTTGTCTAGGGCCTGTCTTAATAGCTTTCCTGATACCATGCTTGAACATATATCAAAAATATCTTATATTGCAAGTCATGGGTTTACCAAAGAGACTTACAGAAAAACAAATCAAGTTTGCCAATTTAGTTGTTGCCGAAGAGGGCAGGAAGACTGCCACTGAATGTGCAATTGCGGCAGGCTATGATCCTAATTCTGCCTATGTTTCTGCTAGTAAGCTTCAAAACCCTTCTCTCTATCCTTTAGTTAGTCAGTACATAGGCAGGTTAAAATCAGAAAAATTAAAAAAATATGATGTCACCAAAGAATCTCATTACAGTGAGTTAGGACAATTACGAGATGAAGCAAGACAATCAAAAGCCTGGAGCGCTGCAGTAAATGCGGAAGTAGCTAGAGGTAAGGCCGCCGGATTCCAAAACAATAATCACTTACATTTACACAAAGACCTGGACAATATGGAAGAAGCTGAATTAGATAAAATGTTAGAGAAAGCTTTGAAGACTTACAAACCTATTATAGATTCAGATGCAGAAATAGTAGAAGAAGTTAAAGACTAACTTTTTCCATTTTAGTCACTATTGATTTAGGAAATACATTACGATCAGAAAAGACTGCAGACTCAGTATCATAAGAAGCAAATGTCCAAACGTGTTTATTATCTTTATCAAAGACATAAGCTTGAGTCATCATCTTTGCAGGTTTTAAATCTTTTACATCAGCAGCTTCAGCATGGCCCGAATCTCCGCACGGATCAATCCACTCTATAGAATAAAAATAATATTTCTTTTTACCTATTACTGCATGTTTATATTTTGACTTTTTTCTTTTCATATCTCTGTATAACACCTATAGGTTTTTTCTCTAGGCAACTTTTTTTCAAAAACTCAATTCATATGCGCGCGTACGGGGATGCTAAAAGCATTGATTTTACTGCATTGTAACCACTGTAACCACATTGTAACCAAGATTTGTTACAAAAATATCGTCTAAAACTGTTGGTATTAGCGAATAATAGTCTTTTGAAACCCATTGTAACCATTGTAACCACGATTCGTAAATTGAAAAACAAAAAAATTTTTCTGGCAAAAAAAGTCTAT